ATAAAAAAGTAGAGGTCAGTGGAGCCGGTGGAGGCGGCGGAGGTCGATCGAGGCCGCCACAAACCACTGTCGTCAATCAGACAATTGTTCAAGCCCCTAAGGCGCGCCAACCAGTAGAGGCAGCTAACAATCTTTTTTCGGTTGCATTTGCTAAAACTGTTTACGCGTTATCTGAAGGTGAAGTAGAGGGGTTCCCAAACGGTATTGAAAAAGATGTTTATTTAGATGGCGTCCCAATCCGCAACCCCGACAATACAGCAAATTTTGAAGGTTTTATACTTGACCATCGTGACGGGGATGATGCAACTCAAACTCCGATCTCAGGTTTTAATCAGGTAGAAAATACTGTCGCAGTAAATGTTGCAGTCACAAAAGCCAGTGGGGCGATTAGCCGATCAATTACTGATACAGATATTGAGCGTGCAAGGATTATTATTTCGCACCCTGCACTGCAAACTCAAAATCAAACAAATGGTGACATTAGCGGCACTTCGGTAAGCTACAAGATTGAAGTCAATTCGAATGGCGGAGCGTTTACTACGGTTAGCACGCCAACTGTCTCAGGTAAATCAAATAGCGAATTTCAAAGGGCGTATGAGTTTGACCTGCCTGGAACGGGGCCTTGGGTTTTGCGTGTCTCCCGCGTAACCGCAGACAGCACTTCTGCTTTCATTCAAAACGCTTTTTCTTGGCAAAGTTACGTTGAAATTATTGATGAAAAATTTGCTTACCCAAACACAGCATGTGTTGCGTTAAAAGTTGACGCCAGGCAATTTAATACTATTCCTGACGTATCCGTAAAGCTGCGAGGCAAGCGCGTTCAGGTGCCTACAAATTACGATGCGGCGACCCGAACTTACACGGGGCTGTGGGACGGGACTTTCCAGATGGCATGGACAGATAATCCTGCTTGGATCTTTAGAGATATTGTTTTAAACGAAAGATTTGGCGTTAAACGTTACGCGAAGTCGCTTAGCATTGACCCTTGGTATCTTTACACAATTAGCCAGTATTGCGATGAACTTGTGCCTAACGGTGCAGGGGGATCTGAGCCACGTTTTACGTGCAATGTTTATTTGCAAAATCCAGGTGGCGTGTATGACGTGCTCAACGCGTTGGCCTCTTGTTTCCGAGGTTTAATTTATTACAGCGAAGGTGAGTTGTATTTAACTCAAGACCGTTTGCAAGATCCTGTTCAGCAATTTAGCGAAGCAAACGTTATTCAGGACGTTGCAGAAAACGGTGAGGTGTCTTCACCTTGTTTCTCTTACGCGGGCTCCGCTCGCGCAGCGCGTAAAACTGTCGTGCTTGCGAATTGGGACGATCCTAATCAGGTTTACAGTTCAGTCACTGAGTACCAGCAGGACGATGAAATGCTGGAAAAACTTGGATATAACCCTGTTGATCTTCGCTTGATTGGCGTCACTTCTCGCGGCCAAGCTTTGCGAGCTGCCAAACATACGTTGTTCAGCGATCGATACGAAACAGAAAAAGTAAGCTTTCGGATTGGAGCGGAAGGTTTGGCCGCTGGCGTTGGGGAGGTCATACAAATTGCTGATCCTCTCAAGCAAGGCCAGCGCTTAGGCGGTCGAATACGTGCTGTTGATGGAGACGAGATTACGATTGACGCACCGCTAACGCTGCAGTCTGGAACTGCGTACACGCTGACTCTTGTGGTGGTAGACGGTGAAACTTTGACAAATGCAGATGGCACAAAAACTGTTCGGCCAAAACTAGAGGCCGTTAACATTTTAAGTTCAACAGTTAATGAAAATGACGGTTCAACCACGATTAAGGTTAGCAGCGCGGTAGCTACGCAAGCAGGCGCTTTGTGGGTTCTTGAATGGTCTGCAATGCAAGCCGCTCTTTACAGGATTATTTCAATCGCTGAGATAGAGCCTTTAATCTACCAAGTTGAAGCAATCCAATATAACAACAGTAAATATGGATACGTTGACAATGATTTGCCAGTTGCCATTCCTAAAGATCGATTTCAGGTTAGGGAAGCAGCCGTGCCAACTAACCTTGACGCAGATCTTGACTATTCAAATGGTCAAACTTCAATTCTTGCGACGTGGAGAGCGCCTCAAGCTAATGGCGCAGATGATTTATTGATAAGAGGTTACAGGTATCAATGGCGCAAAATCAACGACACTGAATGGCATGATGTTGTTGACGTGCAAGGAACAGTTGCTGAGATCCCGCTTCAAAATCACGTTTTTGGCAACAAGTATGAGGTGCGTGTTGCTTCTGTTAACCGCTTAGGCAGTCAATCAGATTGGGTTGTCTATGAAGTCGAAAACTTCCCCCCTATTCCTGATTTGAGTGACGTGGCTTTTGGGGCAACACTTACTCACGCAAGTCAGCCTGACGGGACGCACCTGCTGATTGTTGACTCTGGAACGTGCCCGATCCCTGAGCGTATTAACGGTTATCGCTGCTGGGTAAAGCCGCGCACTTTAACCACTGGAGAGATCCCAGGTGTCAAGCCTCCGAATGAAGAGGGTTGGTATTTCTTGGCGGACATTCCGCTTACCGGCTATTACACCCAAGCGTTCCATGCGCCAGACACTTATGACGTGCGTGTTAATTTTACCAGCGCAATTTTTGGGGAAGAGCCGACAAATTACATTTTTGATCTAGTCGAGCGCGATGAGATTGCCCCGCCAACTCCGAGCAATTTTGGGGTTGTTGAAAATCAAAACAGCAGTGGCAAGCGCTTTAGCTGGCAGTTGCCATTAAGCATTTACGGGAGCTGGGACCAAAGTGTAGTCGCAGACGTTATCGCTTATCAGGTCAGATTTAAGAAAGGACCGTTGGCAACAAATATAATTGAATTTGATGTTGCGACTGATTTAATTTCAATTAAGACAGGCACCGTTGTCGGCACAAAGGTCAATCAACACTTACTTACGGTTGGTGAAGAGATAAAATTTGCCGCTTCTACCGGAACTTTGCCTACAGGAATTGTAGCCGGAACTACCTACTTTGTGGCGGCAGATGGTTTTTCAAGTGTAGCTTTCAAGGTAAGCGCGACACAGGACGGTGCCCCGATTAACCTGAGCGGCACTGCAAATGGCAAATACAACGTAGCTGGTCCTGCTGCAATTAAAAAACGCCTTGATTTGCAGGCATCTTGGTTTGCAGGCATTGAACTTGCTTCAGGCGGATTGCCTGCCCAGCAGCAATGGTTTGAAACAAGTTTGTTTGATACAGATACTTGGACTGTCATGGTAAAAGCAGTTGACGCAACTCAATGGCGTTCTGACATTCCTGCTTTTGTGCTAGTTAACATTGGTGCGCCACCTGTAAGCAACGCGGTCCAGACTGTTAACGCAAAAACACAAGGCCCAGGTAATTGGCCAGGTGTTAAAGATAATTGCGAAGTTAGCGGCGGCAATCTTGTCCAAATCAACCCTGAATTGGACAGTATTTTTACTTGGAATTTTGACAACAACAATCTAGAAAGCGCACTTCTGTTTAACACAACTTCGACTTCAACTTATCAGCATCAATTAGTTGCTTTGACCGGCAACCCTTTGTTTATAGACCAAGAAGACGACGCAGACATGTTTATTGAAGATAAACCGCTTACTATTGATGTTGCAAACAACAATTTTTCTTTAACCCGAAATGGTTCTGTTATTGATCATGGCCTAGTTTTAAATGACACCTTTGAATTTATTGTAATTAGCGGTTCATTACCAACAGGTATTTCGGTTAGCACCACTTACCATGTTGTTTCTACGGATTTGACTGCAACGACTTTTAGGATTGCTGCCACTCAAGGAGGCACAGCCATTGAGTTAAGTGGTTCTGCGAGCGGCACCTATGCAGCAAGAGGGTTCCAGCTTTTGGCTGAGCAACGATTTTATTCAGATCAAGAGCTAGCAAATGGTGGTGTTGTTCACCCTTATGCACCGTTTGAAAAATTGCTTGGCGACGTTTACCGCGTGGTAACAACCTTTAAGAGCCCAGATGGTGGAACGGAGATTGGCAATATCACTGAACTCACAGCGCAGCTGGACTATCCAGACGTAGTGGAGAAGCAGAACGACGTGGCGATTTCCAACGTGGCATCTGGAACGGTTATCAACCTCGCCAAGACGTTCAGGCAGATCAAAAGCGTAACCATTACCGCGCTGCAGACGACAACAAACCCAAATGTAGTGACCGCTGTGGTTAGGGCAAAAAGCACCAGCTCGGTTACGATTAGTTGTCTGAACTCAAGCGGCAACCCTGTTGCTGGTGAGGTTGACATTTTGGTGATTGGTTTCTAATGGCTGACGCACGCATTTCCCAGCTGCCCTCGGCTAGCACGATTTCAGCTAATGACGTGCTCCCGTTTACCAGCATTAGCGCAAGCGAAACACGGCGAATTACAGCTAACAGCCTTGGCTTGGTCCTTACCCAACTGGGGCTGACTGTTGGGTCGAGTGCGCCGACAAGCCCAGCACCCTATAACGGGCAGCTCTGGGTGGACACAAGCACTAATCCGCCAGTCTTGAAGGTTTATAACGGCGCATCATTTACGATTGTCAGTTTTTTACCAGGTTCTTCGGTCGCCACCAGTCCCTCTAACAGCGCTCCAACGTCGCCTGTTGCCGGTCAACTTTGGTTTGATACAAGCCAAAACCCTGACGAGTTGAAAATCTATGACGGTGCGAATTTTGTTCGCGTTGACCCTCAAGGCATTACGCAAACCGCTGGTGATGCAAGGTATCTGCAGCTTGATTCAGCTTCAGGCTCGCCAACCAGTGCCGCTTCATATTTGCAATTAGCCGGTGGGACGTTGACGGGCAACTTGACGCTTGTGGGTGATCCAAGTTCCAACAATATGGCGTCAAACAAAAAATATGTTGACGACAGCATTGCGGCGATTCCTGCAGCAACAGACCTGACGCCTGCAGGCACAATCATTTATTCAGCAAGGTCAACTCCCCCAACTGGATATTTGGCAGCTGATGGCGCAGCAATCAGCCGAACAACCTTTTCTGCGTTATTTGCAGCGATTGGAACAACTTATGGCAATGGCAACGGATCAACGACTTTTAATGTTCCGGACTTGCGCGGTGAGTTTATTCGCGGACTAGATAGCGGCAGAGGCGTTGACAGCGGTCGAG